AGATGTGTATAAGAGACAGGCGTCAGGGTGTGCAAGGCGCCGTGCGCTTGAATGTTTTAAGTGATATTCCGTGGGAGAAGCACGGCATTCCGCAAGAATTCCCGGAGCTGTACTTCTACGATTACACTAAAAACGCTTCGCGCCTTGGCAAGACGCCAGACAATTACGATTTGATGTTTAGCTATAGCCCCGCTTCCGCTTATCAAAAGCATGCGGAGCGTGCGCTTAAGACTGACGTGCCCGTGTCCGTTGTATTTTCTGGCGGGCTCCCGCGCACGTACAAGGGACGCCGTGTCATTGATGGCGATGCGTCTGATCTAGTGAACGTCAAGGCTGGGCGCGTTATCGTGGGCCTAGTCGCCAAGGGTAAGGCTAAGCAGGACGCTGGCGATTTTGTAGTAGACGCCACGGATTTAATCGCCGTGGCATAAGCGAGAATGATTCGCATCTGGGCATGGCGCCCATTATTGTAAGGAGGCAGCGCGCCTCAAACCAAAACTAAACAGGAGCACCACCATGAAAAAAGCATTTGGCCGTCTGTATTTCTCTCGCACCCGCGTTTTCCTTCGCCGCTACGGCGTCCAGCGTGGGCGTACCTTTGACGCTCTGCACGTCGGCAAGCGTTCATTCTACATTCAGCACAATCGTGAGGTGGCACAATGAAAATCACACGCAAGTCTGGCCTGACCGGCGAGATTAACACTCGCGACCTTGACATTACCCCGAAGCAGTACACGGAGTACCTTAGCGGAACGCTGGCGCAGCTTGCCTTCCCGCATCTGTCCGCTGACGACCGTGAGTTTCTTATCACTGGCATCACGCCCGAAGAGTGGCGCGAACATATAGATTTCTTGGAGGAGTGCTAAATGGAAATTAATATCCTGACCCTTTATGCTATCCTTGGCGTGGGCTGTGCGCTCGCGTCATGGGCCGAAGACTTCCAGCGCCCGGACGAAACGCCGCTAAACTTCTGGGAGTATGTGTTTATCGTGGCGCTTGGCCCGGTGTTCGCAGTCTTTGAGCTTGTGATTCTGGTGCGTAACCGGCTGCGCAAGTGAGAACGATTCGCATCTGGGCACGGCGCCCATTAGTGAAGCAATTCAGAAACATTATCTGTCCCCCCTATAGCTGTATGAGGTATGCACGATGGCTAACATGGACTATGACGACAATTACGAATGGCTCTGCGAGAAAGCTAAGATTCGGGAAGGGTTGGCGCAAGAGTGGCTCCGCGAAACCATAGCGGCAGGCGATTCAGATGAGCTGTACATACCCATAGGTGACGACTTAACGCCCTTGCTGCTCGCCATCGGGAAGCGCTTCGCTGGCTTTGAGGAAGCGCTAGCGGAAGCACTAGACGCTAAGTACCATCAAGCCATTGACGACTACATGGAAGCCATCACGGACTGGGAAGAGGAGTGGGGCTTGTGACCGGGCCGAAGCGCAGAAAAGTGTGCATAAACGCGGGAAATATGTACATAAAAGCGCAACGTGTAAGGATTACTTAACAGTTCAAACGGAGTGTGAGCTATGACCATGACGACAGCAGAATTAATCCAAGCCGGCCAGGAGGCCGCAGAAGCCGCTATGCAGGCCGCTGAGGCTAGGCAGTACGGTCCTATTCCTAATCCGTTTACGTCGCCTGAGAGCTACGAGGTGGACGCTCAGGTGCTAGTGTACTGTGGAGACACCAAAACGCCTGCCGTTACGCTGCCCTTCTGGTCCGACCACGTGAACGGTGACGTGCGCGAGCGTGTCTTGGAGATTGCAAAACAGATGGCAGCAGCGTATGCTTACGCCACAGAGTGGGACGTGACGGTGCAAGTCATCATCAACCATAGGATGGTAGCGTTATGAGTGATGTATATAAGAAAGCTAAGTTTTGGTGTGATGAAAAGAAACGATTTGTAACTTATGAGGAGCTGATCGGTATGTCTAACACGCTGCACAACCAACGCGCACGCACTGCTGAGCTGCTGTCTCAAGCGTACGCTACGCTGCGCCTTGTCGAGTATCGCTTGTCTGACAAAGAGGCACGCTTGCTGCTTGACATTGCGCAAGCTATTGAAACCCTTGAAGAAATGCTGGACAGTGACGAGGAGGAGCAGTGATGGAAGCGCAAGAGATGGACTTCAAAGTTGTAGACATAATTGATAACGAAGACGGCAGCGCATCGCTTGTCCTTGATATGAACAGCGAAGCGGCGCACGCGTTCCTTAGCCTGGGCGTGCTTCGTGCCCTTGAGCTGGGGCTTGAAGCTCTGGAGTGTGAAGAGGAGAGTGAGTGATGAAGCACGCTAGCGTGAGCAGAGCGCCCCAAGCGGGCAGCTATCAAATCACAAAGCCAAACCCTAACGCCCCACGCCCCACGCTTGAGCAGGTGCTGGACATGATAGACTTTGAGTACACGCCGAAGAGCAAGGAGTGGCGTATCCTAACCGTCAAGGGTACTGTCAAGGGCAGCGTGTGGGGCAGTATAGGCGGCAGCGTGGGCGGTGACATACACGGTGACGTGAAAGGTGTGGTACACGGACGCATCAACACGCTAGAATGGCAAAGCATAGGAGTGAAGCATGGCACTACACACCACGCGAAACGATAGTGGCGGTAAGCTGCACACGCAACGGGACGACAAAGATACGGAGCGCCGCGCCCTTGCCGCTGACATCGCAGCCTTTGAGGCGGCAGGCGGCACGGTGCAAACCATAACACCTGAGCAGTACCGGCAGCATAACATTGAGCGTGAGGCTAACCGCAGCGTAGCGAACAGGATGCTGACCCTTGAAACCGTCATGGACACCACAACCTGGGACACCATGGAAGACACGCGTGACGCTCGCTTTGCGCTGCTGTCTACCACGTCCGGTAACTACTCCATGGTGGACGGTAACGACGTACACATGCACGGTGATGGGCCGCTGCGCAGCCGTGCAGAGCGGGACTTCTTTAAAGACTTTAGCGATGACGACACTGAGGAGCGAATCGACGATGACTATGACGAAGACGAGTGGGCCTGAACGTAATCACTACACGGATATTACACGACCCGAACTGGAGGAGCTGTATCACTACCTAGCAAACCCGGAGACTGACTCCACGATTGCAATGCGTGACATCACTAAAGAGTATGGAGAGAAAGTGGCTAACCTCTTGATGTCGATGATTGACCGTTGACTTTTGCTCCGATTCATGATAAAATATTAGGCCCTTTACGGAGGACACAATGTATAACACTAGCGAATCTACCTTCGTTAAACACGAGGGCTGTGAAGCTTGCGGCAGCAGCGACGCTAACGCCGTATACAGTAACGGTAGTAAGTTTTGTTTCGCTTGCGAGAAGCACACACCACCGCCACGTAACGACAACACCGTACCGTTCATCAAACCGGAGCGTTCCTTCGGCACGGAGAAACCTATCGACACCCCTAGCGTAACACTCACGAAGGACCTAGAACTTGAGCGCTTGATTGCTAAGTGGGCCGCAGCGCCTGCGTCTAGCATCCCAGAGCGTAACATCACATCAACGTATACCAAACACTACGGTGTTATTGTTGACGGTGATAAGCATTACTATCCCTACTTTGGTGAAGACAACAGCCAGCCTATCGGCTTCAAGGTACGCACCGTCAGTACCAAAGGCTTTGTGGCTGTAGGTAACGTCAAGGAAGCTGGCCTCTTTGGTCAGCAGCGCTACGGCAACCACCAACAGCGACGCATTGTGGTCACTGAGGGTGAGCTTGACGCCCTGGCGGCTAGCCAACTGTTTGATGGTAAGTCACCTGTGGTGTCCCTAAAGTCCGGCGCTTCAGGTGCAGGGCGGGACTTCAAGGCAGCGTATAACTTCCTTGATGGCTTCGACGAAATCGTCTTGTGCTTTGACGCTGACGAACCGGGCCGCGAGGGCATCGAGAAAGCAGCAGAAGTGTTCGCTGGTAAGCTGCGTGTCATGAAGCTTGACGCACGCATCGGAAAGGACGCTTGCGACTACCTCAAGGCTGGCCGCAAGAAGGAGTTTACGGATGCGTTCTGGCAGGCGTCGCTGTATACGCCGAAGGGTGTGCTGTCCAAGGAGGAGCTGCTTGAGCGCCTGCTAGCGCCTAAGCCACGCAGCCTTGGCGACTACCCATGGACTAAGCTGAACGAACTAACCTATGGCTTCCGTCCTACGGAGCTGGTCACAATCACGGCAGGCAGCGGGCTGGGTAAGTCGTCTATCCTGCGTGAGATTGTTATGCACATCAAGAACACCACGTCCAACCGCATCGGCTGTCTGTTCATGGAGGAGAGCGTCGAGCGTACCGCTGAGGGCTTCATGAGCGTGGACTTAGAAACCCCGCTACACTTGCCCATCAGCAAGGTGGAACGTGGCTCTCAGGACTGGCTAGACTGCTACGACCGTGTGTATGGGGACGATAGGCTGTTCATCATGGACGCTGGCTTCGACATTGGCGCTAGCGTTGATGATGTTGTGTCCCGTGTACGCTTCATGGCTAAGGCGCTTGACTGCAACGTCATCGTCCTTGACCACATCAGCATCTTGGTTTCTGCTGGGCAGCAAGGCGACGAGCGTAAAGCCCTTGACGAAATCATGACGAAGCTACGCACGCTTACGCAGGACACGGGAATTGTGCTGTTCGCTGTGTCACACCTCAAGCGCCCTGACGGTAAGGGCCACGAGGACGGAGCCGTAACGTCTGTCTCGCAACTGCGTGGCAGCGCGTCCATTGCTCAACTCAGCGACTTTGTAATCGGCTTGGAGCGTAACGGCCAAGCTGAGAGTGCAACTGAACGCAACACCACGCGCATTCGCGTGCTTAAGAATCGCTTCAGCGGCATCACCGGACCAGCGGGACACCTGCTCTACGACATGGACACTGGCCGGCTCAGTGAGTACACGCCACCTGAAGAGGAGGCGCTATGAAGTCACCGTGTCGCAGCGAGTGCGAGCTGATGGGGGACAGGTGCACTGGCTGCGGTAGAACCAAGGAGCAAATCGTGCGCTGGTCACGATACACCGACGAGCAGCGTGAACAAATAATGGAGGAGTTAGGATGCGACAGACCCCCGCCTCAGCACTTCGTGTCGAGGAGCTGGAAAGACTGCTAGACCAAGTGTCTAAGAAGCTTGACAAACTAGAGCGTATGTATTTCAACAAAGGAGTAGACAATGATTCCGACAAGCAACCCAAGCTACAGCGCGTTCATCCACGCTAGTCGCTACGCTCGCTGGCTGGAGGACGAGCAGCGGCGCGAAACGTGGGACGAGACTGTCAACCGCTATGTTTCCTACTGGAAAGACAAGGGCATGATCGGCAGCAATGAAGCCACGCGCTTCAAGAAAGCTATCCATGACCTTGACGTAGTGCCCAGTATGCG